CGACATCGGCTCCAAGGGAGTCGATGTACGGGCAATCTTTGTCCCTCATGGCGTGCGTCAGAACCAGGTGCAGCGCTACACGGATCAGATTCGTGTTGCTGCACTTGCTGTTTCTTCCGCAATAGCAGAAGCAAGCTCACCGGAGGCCTCTAAAGAGGGGTCCTTAGCAGACGACCCGGCGTTAGAGCCGGGCCCTGCAAGCTCTCCGAAAGGAGGGTCCCAAACATGGGGACTCGGTCGCGGATCAATTACACGCAGGTGAAGTTGACAACTGCGCCGACGGAAAGTTGGTTGCCAGACAAGCTCACGTACGCGGCGTTTCTTAGGACGCCGGAGTTCGTGGACGAGTTCGAAGGCACCACTTGGCCGGGGGGGACCTCAACAGTCTCCTACTGGTGGTCGACTCCAGACCCAGAGCGAATAGCTACTGAGTACATGGACGATTTCGTCGGAAACCCGAAAGGGTTTAACGAGTGTGCGCATTCCAAAGTGGCACCAATGCCACCTCCTCCGTGGATGTCCTTCCCTTGGGGGGGTCAGACTTACGAGGTGTGGGGTGAGGGCATTCCGCCTGATCCCGCGTCTTTGGCAGCGCTCAACGCATCTGTTGCCCCTAGCGCCGAGGCGCTTAGCGACTTCGCGTGGGATTCCGTATGGAACGCCACGACGCAAATCGAGGAGCAGGTCTCTTTGGGAACGTTTCTTTGGGAATTACCCGAAGTCGCGAACCTGAAGACCCTAATCGATGATTGGCGTGGGCTACTCGGAGGACTCCGAGATGCCTTGGGGACGCTATCAGGTAAGTTCCTAGGTTATCAGTTCGGGGTTAAACCCCTGGGCGAAGACTTAGGTAAGCTTACGGAATTCTACCGGCAGACGATGAATCGGATCCAGCACCTCCGCGCAACGCGGGGGAAGACTTTTACCGTTTATTATGAACGGGACATAGTCGAAGAGGGTCCGGACGTCTATGCTGGGGAATGGCGCCAAGCCAATTCACCATACGAGGTCGCGTTGCTCTACAGCAACCCGGAACTCGGGGGGTGGACTGCTATTCACCACTTGACTTCGGTCATCAAGGTGGAGAACAGATTGGAGGGCTTGGACGAGCTCGAAGCTCTACTCGACGCGTTTGCTGCGGCGTTGGGGCTTAACCAGCCATTCAAAATACTGTGGGACCACGCAAAGTTGTCCTTCGTATTCGAGTGGTTCGTTAACCTCGACAATGTCTTCGCATCGATGGCCAACAACCCAGTAGCGAGTCCCTTTAGGGGGGAGCTAGCTATAGTTGATCGGCACTGGTCGTGCAAAACGACAATCGTTCGCGAGGCGTGTACTTGGCGGGCGGACTCTACCAATCCGACTATGTGTCGGAGATGGAAATATGGCGAGGCCATAGGGTCCACTTACCAGCGCAGGAGCGGTTTACCGCTCGGCCCCTTAATCTCCTGGAAGGGAGATCTGTCCGGAATGCAAAAAGCACTCCTAGCCGCCCTGGCTATCCAGGGAACTTCCACGTCGAATGCTGAGCTACGCGCCAAAAGGCTTAAGAGCCTTCGGAAGCGGTTCAAGCGCACGCGGGGGAAAGGCTAGAGTCGACTCAACCGGCGAGATGCCGGAAAACGGAGACAGGTTCATGGCACTGCCCACAACGGTCACAATCGCTGACGCCGGCGCCGTTAATCGCAATTTCGTCCTTCAGGACGTTACCCCGCAAGGCGGGGGCAAACAGCGAATCAACGACGCCACTACTATCCAGACGCCGCAGCTGCTCATCGTTCGGCACCAGCCGACGGGAGCAAGTGACTCCGCCCCGGTTAATCCCGGTGGTCAGGATCGTCACAACTTGCTGTGGTCTACGGATATCAGAACTGCGACAACGCTCGAGAGAGCGTCACTGTCCGTGGTACTGACCGTCTCTCGGAACACTGCTGTAACCCGCACGCACGTCAATGATCTCATTGCGTACATGCGGAATTTCTTCAATGTTACCGGGAATGTCGACGCCATCCTTCGTAATGAAAGTTAACGTAAGGGGTCGTTCGACATAGCACCACTCGCTTAGTGGCGGGAGGCGGGGGTTCGCCCCCGGATCGTTTGCAGTGTGGGCACATGGCCTGGGAAAGCCCACCATCATGGCGGCTTTGAAAAGCCCCGGCGACGATCTTTACGTCGACCTGCTTCTAAACGTGTTGCATGACTCGCGTCACCTGTACCTTTCGGAGGCGGACCTTCGCCGTGACGTCGAGACCATTCGGTCTCGCGTGGCGCGCGAGGGTCTACCTTTCTTGACGGTGTCCCTGCCGAAACTCGGCAAGGCGCTCGATAGGTCATTGGAGACAGGCATGTTCGAACGGCCCAAGGAGTTTAAATCCCGTGGGAACCGATCAGAAATACCAGCTTTGTTTAGCGGTATGCTCATGCCTGCATTTGATGATGAGGGTCGCCTGGTGGAGATGTCGGCGGAGCGGCTTAAAGCCCTCCGTCAAGCGACATTCTTCTTCTACAAACTCGCACTCCCCTATTCGAAGGATCAGGAAGAGGCGGTCATACGCTCCTTTCTTGAGACTGAAGAAGAGGTCTCGCGGTATCTTATACCGCAAGATGACTGGGATGTTGCGACGGCGGCAGACCTTGTGGAGGACGTACTCCTCGGTTTTGATCCGAAGGATATCGTCCCGAGACATGGACCGGGCGCGGTAGCCACTGGCGAGAAGCTAGACGCTAAATGGCGTTTTAGCCGGCTTTATGCCGACATTCATCGTCAGTACCCGTACTACGATTACTTCGTCGTAGGCGGGGCGTCTGAACTCTTGGACCGGATCCGGTGGTATCGTAGTCTCGAACGTTGTGAAACGTCCGTGGCGAAGGTAGTGCTGGTCCCCAAGGATAGTAGAGGCCCACGCCTTATATCCTGCGAGCCACTTGAGAAACAGTGGATTCAGCAGGGGTTAGGGCGGAAGTTGGTTGATCATTTGGAAAGCCACTGGCTTACCAAAGGTAACGTCAACTTCACGGACCAAGGGGTTAACAGGAAGCTAGCCCTCGTCGGATCAACCGACGGGCGGTGGGCGACCTTAGACCTTAAGGATGCCTCCGATAGAGTGAGTCTTGCCCTCGTGAAACGTTTGTTTCCCAAGGGGCTGTACCACGCCCTTTGCGCGGCTCGCTCTTCAGCGACCAAGCTCCCAGATGGGAGCGAGGTGGCCCTGACGAAACACGCACCTATGGGGAGTGCTTTATGCTTCCCCGTAATGGCGTTAACGATATGGGCCATCTCTGTAGCTGCTATCTACTGCTTGTTGCAGAGACGCAAAAGTCTACCAGAGGTGGCAAAGGCGGTTTTCGTATATGGTGACGACCTCATAGTCGAAACCGAGTACTACGAAACCGTCGTAGAGGCGCTTGAGCGGTGCGGCCTACGGGTCAATTCCGCGAAGTGCTTTCGGCAGACTGGACCCTCGTTTCGAGAGTCCTGCGGCATGGACGCTTACAAGGGCGTCCCCGTTACACCTGTGAAGGTGCGAAGTCTGTTTTCAGGCAACCCCGGGGATGGAACCACGTACGCTAGCTGGGTGGCCTATGCCAACGAGCTGAAAGCTCAAGGCTTCCCATCTACGTCTGAGAGGGTGTGGAAGGCGGTCGAGACCACATACGGCAAAGTACCGTATGGAGTGGCGACTTCCGCTTTTCCGTGCCGGATCGAGTCATCGTGGCTGAAAAGCCTTCTGCTCAACCTGGAGAAGGGATTTCCCGTAAGGGAGTCTCCAGACCGGGGCGATGACGACGTGCATTACATGTCCGTTCAGGTCAAGGCAAAATTCCTAAAAGATAGGAAAGAGCCTACAACCGTGGACGGCTGGCCTCGTTTGCTCCGCAATCTAACAGCGGGCTTCGACGAGGACCCAAACTCGGTTGTGCTACCCCAGAGCACACAACTCAAATCTGGGTGGAGACGGCTGTAGTAGCCACGCTGGCTTTTGGCAAAAGCTAGCGGGGTGTGCAGCCGTGTAGAGAGAGGGTGTGTTGGGAAACCAATGCATTTATAGCAGGGGCT